GCCACAGCTACACTCGCCGTGACAGTACCACTCTTTTGTTTCCGTATTGACGGTAAATGAGGGTTCCTTTTCAGCGTGAAATGGGCAGCAAGCATATAACTGCTCTCCCGTTCGTTCTACAAAGTTGACAAACTCATCGTATATCAACATATCACCTCGTTCTTAGAATAAGAAAGAGGCTCTTACGAGCCTCTCTCCCTTGCGGCATATTATCCAAGAGGCATAATTTTCTTAACGCGATTCTGAATTGAGTCGCCATAAGGCTCCTGTATAATTTTCGCCTGGACTTCCTGGCCTACTAACTCCTGGACATCCATCTCAACAATCTCCGAGGTGTCAATGCCGATAGCTTTGAACAACTCCTGAACCTTCCACAGACACTTGTCTATGAGAACGTAGTTGTCCCAAACCTTGCGGTTGCCTTCAACATCGAGAACATCATAAGTAACCGCGAGCATCGGGTTACCTGTCGAGGACTGCTTTTCCTCAACCTGAGCTATCTGAAGGTGGTACACGCCTTCTTCAAGCGGCTCTCTGCTGGGGACGTTGCTGAAATCAAATGTTACCATAAGTACTCCTCCGAGGATAGGGTATATCGTTCCCGTCCTCTACCGTTTTACGTCCGGTCGACTAAATTTTACGCTGCTCTGGGCAGCAGAGTAAACTTTATAACTAAAGTGCACTCTGCAGCTCAGAGCTGAAAAGAGTATAGACTCTGAGTGCAGCGGGAGCTATTCTCCCGAAGTTATATAGTCGATGTATTCCTGACCGACTTTCTCGCGTTTCCATTCTTTAGACATTTTATAGCCTACCGGAGAGAATATCAACTCGAGTACTAACTCAATTATCATTGAGGTAGTTGCACAGATGAACACTTGTGGCCAAGTCCATCCGAAGAATACTTTCGACACGAGGATAGCAAACACTAAGTTGTCTGTCCACTGAGCTATTGCAGTTGAGATGGAACTTCTTAATAAGAAGCCCCAATAGCTACCGTGGTCTTTTTTACCTACCCACATATTGAGTGCAGCATTAACACATCCTGAGGTTACCATAGCAATTGAAGAGCCAATTACTACATACCAGGAACCAGCAAGTGTATTGTTCAACGCTGCATTAACAGCATTCGCTGCATCGCCTGCATTGTACATCTCTGCCCAATGACCAGGAATAAGCATCAGCAAAGCAAATAATACAGTGGTAAGTAAGTTCATACACATTGCGAATATGTTGAGCAGGATTGCGGCCTTACCCCCGAACCTTTTGCATACACAGTCCATACACAGGAAAGCTATCCACGAAACAGCTAATCCTGTATCTATGCAAAACGATTGAGAGGAATAAATCTCTCTATTCGCAAGCAGGTTCATACACACTACGGATACTACATATGCTGCAGTTACATAACCTGGTACGCTTCTCAGCAGCACATTGAGTGTGCGTCCAGTTTTTCTTAAATAGCTCATAGTTGAGCTCCCTTCTGTCTGGTGTTCTGGCACAGACTATTTATTTTTTTTACACCGTGAAGATGTCTTTTGCGGTCGGATTGACGAAATCCTGACCAATGCCTATTCGGGTTTTGCCCGGCCACTTGCCCTTGCTTTTGGTAGTTGCGCAGAACTTACCACTAAGGTCTGTCATAGTATGCACAACTATGTCAAAGTATGCAGGCATCTCTTGGACCAGCTTACCGTGGATTGCGGGGCCTCCGTAAATTTGTCCCGTTAATTCGTCCTTCTCAAGCTTCTCCTGCATAGTAAACACCTGGTTTACTCTGCATTTTCTCAACTCTTCAACTGCAAGCTTATTGAGGTCGGTCATCATTCCCCAGTGCTGTATCTGAATGCCCTTGCGGAAATTTAAACCTACACCCTTCATCTCGCTGTCCTTGGAGCGAAGCTCTTGCATCATAGACCACTGTATCTCTGACCAGGTATCCCAACAAACCCAGTCAAACGGCTCTGTAATGGAGACTCCGAACTCCCTTGACCAGAGAGCTGGGTCGTTTTTCTCAACCAGCTTTGCAGCGGCATCAAGGTCTTTAAACCTATCAAACGACACAGCTGTGATGTTAGGATGGTACTTTTTGAGGTCCTGAGCAAACTGGATTGTCTTGACGCCCTGGTCAATATCTATAATTAGGACTCTACCAAGTTCACCAAGCGTACCCATTAGATGGGTCTTACCCGTTCCGCTCGCTCCATACACTAGCGCAAATACTTTGTCTACGGTGCTGTTTTCTACATCGACTATGTTCACGTTCTCACCTCGCAAGTAAGCATAATACGAGGAGAGCTACTAACTCGATTGCAGTTAAAACACCTAGAACGTTCTTCGCATCAGAACTGAGACCCGTTCCTACTATGCATAGCCAGTTCAGAACGATTGCCAAAGAGAAGAATATTATTCCATAAACCATTTTAATGCCTCCTTCGTATTATATTATATACTATTCTGTTGTAAAAATCAAATAAACTACTTGAATTTTATTTAATAACTTTTTTGACTAATACTACTTCTGAGTAGAGACCTCGGTTTTTTCGTCCAAGTGGTCCATCTCTCGCTCCTTAAACTCGTCGCTAAAGCTATCAAGAATTTCCTTGCGATGCAGATTGTTATACATATATGTAGAGCACACACTCTTAAAAGAGCACATCTGACACGCAAAGTAGCTAGGTGTTGGCGCAGGAAATAGACTTTCGTTGGAAGAGTACTTTTTACATTCTGCGCAGGTGTTGAGGAAGGCATCAAAGAAGTTATCGAGGTCTTCATCAGTATACTGGCATAAGGTTCGCTGGTATTGAAACTGTCTAAGAAGCTTCTTAACTTCGTTGAGGAATATGCCACCGACCTCATACTGTTGCGGGGGATTGTTCTGGTCTGCGCCGCGTGCTTCCCATTCCTCAACAGCGTGCTCGTTCATCCTATTGACATACTGCTGAAGGGCTTTGGTGTACACTCGCGGCTGTTCGTCCATCCATATGAAGTTCTCTTCTCTGAAGTTCTTAGTAGTTTTATGCTCAAAGCCAAACACCTTGCCGGTAGCTTCCTCAAGAACTATCATATCAATAGAACCGCATATCATAAGGTCAGGGTCAAACACCTCACCCTGGGAGGTAGTTGGAACAAAGCTAAAATGATGCTCTATATCCAACACGGTAAACCTCTCAAGGTCAAAAGGCAACACCTCTCGAGCATAACCAGGTATCATATTGAGGAGAGCTTCTTCTCCATCAACAAGGCCATCCTTGAGGTCTGACATAACCTTATCGAGAGGTATACCCAAGTACAGCTTGCCTAGCGCCTCGTGAAACTTCGTGCCCATTATCAGAGCAGGTGCCGGCTTAGTTGCGGTAAGATGCATATAGTTGCGGGAGGATAGCTGCCATTGCCGTTTACAGGTCCTGAAAGTCTTTACTTCTGAAACATCAATTCTCATAATTACTTCTCCTCTGATTTAATGTCAATTCTTATGACGTTTTTTACGCGGTACACTTTAATACCGTCTTTAGTATCCACTCTGGGAATATTACTATCAGCTACAAGGTGGATAGCTTCCTGTAACTGCTTCCAATTTATATCTGGCATATAGTCACCTCCATTCGAATAGAGTAAAAGAATAGGCCCCAACACCATCCGCAGTGTTTAGTCAGTGTAATCAAATTCGTGAATTAGCATCGTGAATTTGAATATTCATCGTAGTCTCTACACATCGTGTTGAGGCCTATTCTTATGTATGACAAGCTGGGTGGGCGGAACGGGAGTTGGGCCAATCACCCAGCCTTTGTCATCAATTATTCTGCTGCTTCAGTTGTTGCAGCCTCGGCCTCGGCTTCGGCTGCTTCAGCAGCAATACGCTCGAGACGCTTCTTAGCCGTCTCTTCAATCGCAGCAGGGCCAACACCCTTCATATTGAGCATACCGTTGGATATAACCTTAACTTCCTCGCTGTTAAAAACCAGCGGCTCGAAGCTGGATATAGAACGGATAACGGTGTGGCTGGCTGTCTGAAGAACGATAGCGTAAACAGCGTCGTCTTTCTTGAAGCAGATAGGCATATTAGCATTCTGCTCGAAGTTCGCAAATTTGCGAAGTGCAATGGTCTTGCCATCAACGATGGTAGTTTTAGCAGCGCTGGAGCCTGAACCTCTGCGACCGTCTACCAACTTAAGCTCTTCATCTTTCTTGAGAGCAGCTTCAACAACGTCAGCGAAAGTAGCGAGACCTTCGTCTGCATTGAAACGTTTCTCAACAAAGCGCGCTATAGCGTCCCAGTTGTACACGTGCGGGTCATACACACAACCCTCTTTAGGCTGCTTAGCTACGTAATAAATACGAACCGGAGCAAGGCCTAATACCATTGCGATTGCCTTAAGCGACGGAGTACCGAGGTTCTCCATAACCTGCTCAAGAGCGTTCTTTTCTGCTACTGATGTTTTTTCTTTTGACATAATCTTGTCCTCCTTTTAGTTAGGTTGAAGGTTTTCCTTCTTACCTTAATTATATTATATAATATTTTTTGAAAAAAATCCACATTTACTTGAATTCTCTCAATTTAACTGATACAGGTTTATTGCGGTAATGTTGATGGAACTACCTTATCTGGCCGCGCTTTATCATACTGTGATATATAGCACATACCTGTGCATCTGTCATTTTAGCAACCTTACGCTTCCACTCCTTAGCGTTAGGGCCGTAGACCCTTGACACAATAAAACGCATATCGTCAGGACTCATTACCATACACCTCCCTTGCATTCCACCCTTCTAATTCTTTCTTTAAAATGGTAAATCACTTTCAATAGCCCAGCTACAATAGTCATCTGCTTCTACTTCTCTACGATGTATTCTACACCAGCCCGACTTAGACGTATAAGCACAACAGTTCTGACAGAATGTTACTTCTCGTCCAAACTGTAATAGTCTTATGGCTTTGGATATAGCTTGTTCATCTGTAAGTAATTCTTTATGCACGCCCACTCTCGCTCACCTCTATTCCTGCTACAAACCTGCCACAGCAAGGGCACGTAGCTAAATGTCTCTGATTGCAGGCACATCCACTTGCATTACGCGACAAATCTGTAGATACACTATCGCCATCTGCCTCAAATATGCACTCGCAGTTAGGGCAAGTAAATCTATAGGTAGCATTCTTTAAGTTACCCTGTTTGATTATTTTAACGCTCATTTACCCTTCACCTCCTCACCAAGCACATATATTTCCACGGAACCTAACCAAGTATCTGCTGTTTCAACCTTGTGCAGTTTGAACCTTCGTTGAATGTCATCATATTCAAAGCTGTTTATAGCAATGCCTATCGACTCCTTTGTCTTGCACAGGTAAGTTGCATTTCGCTGAATGTGCAAGAAGTAACCAGGCGTGCCCAGATGTCTTACTTTATCAGGGTACTGCACTTTAGCGCGCATCCAACCAGGTCTGCGAGAGTATTCATAATCGTATCGTAGACCTCTCTTGGCAGCCTCCTGCATAAATTGAACACGCTCTTGGGTACGATACCAAACCACATCTTTCTTATCATCTAATTGTGCTATCCATTCAAAACTCATTTATGATTACCTCTCCTCTTATAATGTAAATGCTTTTCAATTTCATATGCTTTTAACGAATTGTTTACCTGCTCTCGCGATCTAATCTCTGCAAGTCTATGCTTCTCTTCCAAGTACGACTCACAATGTGCGTGGCAGCCAGAATGACGGTTGGGGCACTCTTTACACTTAAACAATAATAAACACCTCTCTGTAATCGTCTATAGTTGAGGCAAATTGTATCGCTGCCTCGTGGCTTTCGAAATACACATCTATAATCATATCATTGTATTTGTTGAGGATAGACTGTGCAGGTCTATCGTGAACAACAAATTCCTGCTCTAAGCCTGCTATCCTCAACTTAGTACCGAACGGCAGACTTGAGGCGACACTAATGTTGGGGGATAAGACTTCACCACTCGCACCTATTACCTGGGGAGTGCCCTGCTCATTGAGAGGGCGATTGTTCGCCCATTTGCCACAACATTTGCTGCAACCACAATAAGCAGTAATACGGCACTCACCATAGTTAACATAATTGATGAAGGGGTTCGGTTCCAGGTCTGGTAAAATAGGTTGCTCTTCTTCGTCATCCTCTACAATCTGAAACCTACCAGGTGGGTACTCAATCGGTTCCTCCGTCTTTACGAGGTCGCCTGTAATAGCGAGACTGAATAGTATAATTAGGCTGACAATAAGGACAAAGACCAGTCTCAGGCCAAGGCCTAATAAGCAACTCACCCGTCTGTTTGTTGACCTTCTTGAATTTCCGGCCGTCCTTGCCGAGGTGGGTATAAACATACTGCGGAGTATAGTCCAATACATAAGGTTCATCTCTCCTTGAAAATACAATATCGTTGAATAACTTAATTAGTTGCGAATAGGTTACATCAGGATTACTTAGAGTTGCGAATAGGATATTTGCTAATGCTGATTTCTTTTGCACCTCAGCTGCGTACATCAGGTTTAGCTTGGTGTAAATGTCTTGCACGCACCTGTAATTACAGTTTCTGAAACAGCTACCACAGCAGTACATCATCTTGAACTTGCACGCTGAGATTGAGGCAGGCCTAAAGGGAAGTATCTCCTCCAAGTGCTTGGCCTGCTCCAACCATTCAGGGTCTTTGAGACGAAGCAGCGTCCAGGTCCCAACTTCATTTGCAGCAATTCGCGTAAACTCCTTAAATGACTCTTGGGTGTAACACACTTCACAAGTACATCTGGGCTTCATACGTCAGGTCACCTCTGAAGGGCACGGTTGCGCCAAATCTCTTGAGTCGCTAAACCACCTCTGCGGGCTCGGTCCTCCTTATTGTTGCGGAGGACTTTCATAGCTTGCTGGTGCCAAAACGGTGAAGCAATTTTAGACCTCTCTATGATGTCTTTATGTACGGTCGTCTTTGAAACACTGAAGTGCTTTGCTGCCTCTCTCACCGTGCATTTGCTGGTGGCTACATAAATAGCCACTGACCTTGCGCGAGTGAGTGTGCGGTCTTTCATTTTCGTTTTCATAATCAAAAGCTCCCTTCTGGTTTATAGCAATCCGGGTATGGACAATGCTCACAGTCCTCATTACAACCGCGCCACCTGACTCGGGTTGAGGTAGGATTATGATGCTTACGCCAGGACTCCCTCGCCTTGCGAGTGTGGTAAGCGTGTCTGCACTCGTCAGAACAATGCTGTAAATTGCCAACAAATTCCTTACCACACTCAGGGCAAATTCTCTGCTTAACTACGCTCTTTCCCATCAGCGAGACCCTCAAGGAATTTCAGGAAGTCAGAGTCAATCTGCGTGCCTGTTTCCTTATCAGTTACCCGAATTTCGTTTAAGGGGTGCAGCCTGTTGATGACAGCGAGGAAACCGGTCCTATTCAACAGCGTTACAGTTTTAGCTGCGTCACGGTCCGACAAGCTCTGTGCGAGGCTTAGCAGAATCTGAACCTTGTCCCTCTCGCTCACTCGTGCATTCACTTTTACAGACATCTTATCGTCGTCCAATAACTCTATAACTATTTTACCTTTCATTTTTTAATTACTTCCTTTCAATTAAATCAATGTATTCGTTAGGGTCGCCATAGCAAGTGTACTGTGTGTACTGCGTGTACTGTGTGGAGTGTACAGGTTGCGGACAGGTTGCGGGGGACTTAGCCTCATCGGACAGGTAATGCCAAACCAATTTTTGACGGTATCGGCCCGTCTCATTGGTGAGCTCCACCTGTTCAACTCTCACCGTAACCCAATTGTCGTAGTCACCAAATTCAAACCTAACTACGTCACCAGGCAGGATGTCTGCGGACTTAATCTTGGTCAATGTCTTTCACCTCTTCCTCATTGAGGGCTTCAACAAACTCATTGAGGTTGCCCTTATCAAGAAGGGCAAAGAATGTAATACCATCCACGTCAACGCAAAAGTAGTTATTCGAAGTAACCCTTGCGCGTAGGGTCGCCAGATTTTCATTTTGGTTGCGGAGGGCACTAAGCAAGTCGGGCAAGTCCATCTGCAGTCTGTCTTTCTGAATATCCGCAATGCCACTAATCAAATTGCCGCGGGCAACCTCGCCCCAGGCTTTCGCTGCCCCTGCAATCGTGTGCAAGTCCAATTTCATTTCACTTCACCTCCTCAGCTGGTTGCGGAATTGCGGGATTAGGCAACCCTGTCTTCACCGTTAGCTGCTCCCTCAAGGCCAGCTTAGTGTACTTCGCCGCAATGTCGGGCAAGTCAGCCTTCAGCCTCTGCGTGTCAATTCTCTTAGTTATTGAGGTAGTTAGCCTCAAGGTCACGCCAGCACTCGGCACCGCTAACTCCAGTGTTTGTGTTTGTGTTTGTGTTTGTGTTGTTGTTGTTGTTGTTGTTGTTGTTGTTGTCGGGTTAGTCGAGGTCGCTAAGTGATTGGTTAGGATAATTGTTCGCAGATTGTTGCGGATGGCTTCCCTGCGACGCTGCAAGCGGTCAATTTCAGCCTCAATTTTAGTTAGCTGCTCAATTTCAGTGCGTAATACAGCCTGCTGGATTGTAGTTTTTTGTTCATTCATACTTATGTCCCTTTCATAGGTGGTAGCCCTTAGCAGTAGCTGGTTTGTCAGTCAACCGTATCGTGCAAGGGTCTCCCTATATATATTTTTTTTAATTTGAAGATTGTTGAACTGATAGTTCTCACTATTAGTCTCCCTTTCCTTCTATGTATATTTATATACATTGTTTCTCATTTTTTAATAATAATAAATAAAAGAGAAACAATAAATATAGAGAGAGAAAGAAAGAGTGAGAGAAAGTGAAAGCAAAAAATCAATAAAACAAAGTCACTAACAATGCAATCTATCAGTTCAACAATCCTCGAACTTAGTTTTTTTATATATAAAGGAAACCTTCGACGATACAGTTGACTGATAGGTCAGTAACTATTTAAGGAGCGTACCCTACAGGTGAAGCGGTGAAGCGGTGTGTATGCCCCAACCATTGCGAGAGGTCGCTCGTGAGTTAGCGCCAGCTGGTTAGTACTCGCTGGTTAGCGTCGGCCGTGAGGCTTATCCCGCAACAATTCGCTGAATAAGCCCCACAGGAAGGCTATGATGTTTATCATCCGTCAACCTCCTCGCTGGTGTCGGCCTCAGCCGACTTAGCTTCGCGAGGGGTGAACTGCGGACCGTTGAAAAGGAAAGTCGTATTCTTCCAAGCTAACGGCTCCGTGCTTCCCTCCAACAACAGCACGATGTGCGTTTCAGTTTTGTAAACTATGGTGTACGGTGTGGTGGGTTCCCTGCGCAGGTATACTTTCATTCCGACCTCGAATGCACTGAGGTCCTTAACTACCGTCCCCGGGGTGCGCTGTGTCTCTGCCGTAACTTCCGCCCAATCTATGTTAGCTGCGTCAACGCCATTCCGCAACAGTACTTTTGCCATAGCGTCGTAGTTTAATGCGTCCGGGTTATAGGTCATTCCAGCAACAGGCTTACGGCTGGCGTTAAGCAAGCCCATATAGTTCTTTATGCCGCAACTATTAGCGAGCTTACGAACAGTAGCGTTCGGGTTAGCTTCAAACCCTTCCTTCAGTGCCTCCGCGGTAGCCATTATAGCCTTGCTGTCTTCGATTGTGATTGTTTTCATAGTAGTATCCTTTCATAGTTAGCGGTCGGTCGCAACCCTATTTATTATTGCTGTAAGGCTTTGTCTTCCTTACCTTACATTGAATATTATAATCTATAAATATTAACAGAGTATGAATAAACTATAAAGATTTTATGAATAATGTCACTATGTGAGCGGGGGTGAAATTGGGTGGGGAATACCACCTGAAAAATTTTGGAAAAATTAGACCGAACGTGACTAATATAGGGGACAAAAATAGCCCGGGGCTAAAACACCCCGAGCTAACAAATGGCTGCGCGCGCCAATCCCGCAACAATCCCGCAACTTAGGCGAGGTCGATTGACTTTCCCGCAACAATATAATTTACGTATCTATCCAATGCATCAAGAGAGTGCGCACCAGTGGATGCTTGTACGTCGTGCTTTTCTGAAATCTTCTGCGCAAGCTTCTTCAACCTAGGGTCGGTTGAGTACCACCCCTGCATTCCTAGAGTCCACACCACCGAGAAAAAAATTTCGATAGCAAAACTTTGCAGTTCATCATCGGTCATTTCTCGTCCCAATCCCTCCTTCAATATGCGCAAGTAAATCACCCAATTTTCAGCTTTGAGAGCTTTAGACATTAGAACGGGGTTACCGTAGCAGAGCTTTTTGTAGTTTAAGTTCATTTTAAGTCACTCCTAGAAAAAATTTTTTGATAATTCAAGTTGTTACAGTTGAACTCGTGCTATATACATTATATAATATAATTGAGGAAAGGGCAACGAGACTGCCCTGAATTTATACTAGTAGAGAGGAGGCGTGCTTATGCTTAAAGAGCATCCTAGAATTAAGGAGATAGATGAGCGCATTCTCAATATGGACGTCCGCAAGGAAACGCTGGAGTCCATTGCAGAAGAGTTCAATGTTGACCCGATTGAGTTAACTCAGCACGCAGTATTAGACATTAGCGCTACTCCTCCTCAAGAGAGTTTAGCGAGACAGCTTAAGATAAAAGAAGCGGACGCTCTCGCGACCTTGCAAGAGGAGTATTTATGCACTGTCAGAGAAACAGGTGACTTTATTCGCAGCACTATTCAGGACGCTGTGAATGCGGGAGAGCCGGCTGAAAAAGTAGCCGTGTCCAGACTAGTCACCAAGCCTTTGGTAGAGCTGTATGTGGGTGCTGGCGCTGAAGTTCGTAACAATGCAAAGACACTTGCAGAGCTTAAAACTATTTTGCAGGGCGGCGAGGGAGGCCCTCTCTCAGGTCTTGCAGCTCTAGCTGCCGCGATACAGTCCTCCGGTCGCGAGAACTCTACTTGATAGAGTGGTCTCCTTTCTCACCTAAGGCTCTTGACTTTATTCGCAACTCGAATGCAAGATTGAATATCTTGCACGGTTCGGTTCGAAGCTCTAAAACCATTTGCTGTACAGTTAGATGGTTGGAGTATATGGTGTCAGGGCCTCAGGGTGACCTGGCTATGTTAGGCAGAACTACTGCTACGCTCCAACGAAATGTTCTCAATGACTTGTTTGACATTGTAGGACCTGGAGGATACCGTTGGGTCAATAGACAGCAGGGCGAGCTTAACATTCTTGGTCGACGCGTGTATGTCTTTGGTGCTAATAATGAGGATGCTGAGTCAAAGATTCGAGGCGCCACGTTTGCTGGCGCTTTGTGCGACGAGGTGTCCTTGTACCCTCAATCTGTTTTCAACCAGTTAATGGCTCGTATGTCCGTCAAAGGAGCTAAGTGCTTTTGCAACACAAACCCTGACAGTCCCTATCATTGGTTTTACACTGATTACATTACCAACTCTCAAATTGAGGATAAGAAAATTTGGAAGTTTGTAATGGAGGACAACCTGAGCTTAAATGACGAGTATATTAAGTCCTTGAAACAGATGTACAAGGGTGTTTGGTACGACCGAATGATTTTAGGTAACTGGGTAGTTGCCGAAGGTCGTATCTATGATATGTTTAAGCCAGAGGTGCACTTAATAGACACTCAAGCTTATCTTGACAATTTGATTGAGACACAGCAAGTTCATCCTACTGCATTAAAGTGGTATGTCGCGTGCGACTATGGTACTTCAACTGTTATGTCCTGGGGTCTATATTGTCGCATACCGTGTAGGGACTCTCGCCCAATCACATTGAAGATGCGTGAGTTTTATTACGACGCTATGAAAAAGCAGACACAGCACACCGATAGTGAGTTTGCTAATATGTTTGCTCATTGGATTGGTGATCAGCCAATCGCGCACGTGTTTGTTGACCCGAGTGCAGCAAGCTGGAAGCTGGAGCTTATGCGTCGTGGATACTTAGTTCGCAACGCAGATAACGATGTCCTCAACGGCATCAGATTTGTCTCGGCACAATTAAGTGATGGGAAATTTTTCATTGATAAGTCCTGCATCAACACAGAGCAGGAATACGGTACATATGTATGGGACCAAACAGCGCAGCTTAAGGGCGTTGACAAGCCTTTGAAGACGCACGACCATACTTGTGATACAGACAGATATGCTCTCTATACTGAGTTAGGTAGAGGCGTGTCTGGTACTTATTCTGTTAGGAGGTGAGTATATGCTATTTAATCTGAACTGGCTTCAGCCTGGTAAGTCCTTTCCACCTAGATGCGAAGAAGCTCGTATCCAAAGATACAAGCAGAATAAAGCATTGTTCGAGGGTGAGCATTTTGCAGATTCATACACAGGCGTAACTCGTTGTTACGATGACTCCCCATCAACATTACAGCTTTATAGAGACTGCGCACGACGCATTTCGCGTGTTGTCGCAAACTTTGAGGAGTGCATTTCCTTTCCCGTTTTGCTCAATTATCAACGTTTGATGACTTTAAAAACTGCAGACCTTGTTTGTGGTGAGTATCCTTCAATTTCAGGAGCGGACGCAGAAGAGAACGAAGTTATCGAAGACGTGCGTGATTACTCTGATTTAGATGCTAAGTTGTACTCAACTGTAATTGACCTGTGTCGTTACGGCGATGCTATTTATCGCATATACTTGGATGCAGAGAATAATAAGCGTGCTAATTTCGCAATATGGGACCCTGCAGAGTGGTTCCCCGTTGTTGCACAGGATGGCACATTTACCATAAAATATCACTGCATTTGCTGGCGCGAAAATTTAACGCCTGACGAAGCTGTCCCAACCTGGAGACTTCACGTACAAATACACGGTACTTCCAAGGAAGACATTGGTCATTACGAGCATCGTGTTTATGTGATTGATGGTTACTGTGGTACTATTGGTGCAGAGCTAGTGAGAGAAGTTATTCCAACAGGGCTTGATGTATGCGCAATTAGACACGTTAAGGCATATACAGTTTCGGGTAACATTTATGGCTTTGATGATTACGTGCCAATTGACAGTATTCTCGGTGAAATTATGGCTCGGGTAGGCCAGATTTCAGTCATTTTGGATAAGCACGCCGACCCAAGTATGACGGGACCTGTCTCAATGCTTGAGACTGACCCTAAGACAGGCGAGAGATATATTAAGATGGGCAAGTTTTTCGGCGTTGCACAGGGTGAAGAGCAGCCTAAGTACTTGACCTGGGATGGCCAGCTTTCAGCTGCGTTTAAGGAGCTCGAACTACTTATTAACCAGCTGTACATCCTTAGCGAAATGGGTGCTGCTTTGCTTGGCTCAACGGATGGCAGTGGTCAGGCAATTAGTGGTACAGCAATGCGTTTCAAGATGGTGAACCCTCTTGCAAAAGCAAGACGCGTGTCCAACAGTTTGACTCATCCTATTAGAGAGCTTATTCACGTTTTAAGCGCTGACTCTGATGTTGATACAGAAGAAAAGCCTGTTCCCTATAAGAATATTGCTATTGAGTGGTCCGACGGATTACCAGACGACCCGAGAGAAAATATCGAAGCTGCGAAGCTCGCAACTGGAGAGACTAAGCTAATGCCTCTTGAAGTTGCAATCAGAAGATTCTTTAATCGTTCGCAGCAGGAAGCTAAAGAGTGGGTAACCACTCTTAGAGAGGTTTCCCCATCAACAAAACCTGACCCTAACCACCCTGGACCGCAAGATGGTACGGGTGTCAACCCTCAAAAGAAGGGTTCCGCTACTGGTGTAGTTCAATTCCATAGTGACACCAATGGCGATGTAAGCGAGTAACTACCGCAAGGTAGACTTGATAAATTTGCCGACGGGCGTAAAACGGGAGGACTTTATATGTCAATTTTAGAAAGACTGAAGAAAAATCTTAGTTCTGAGCAGTATGCTGCGGTTGTAGATGCGCTTGGTGACGACTTTGACTTTGACCTCGTACCTCGTACGAGATTGAACAAGGTTATCGGTCAACGCAATGCACTTCGTGAGCAGCTAGCCTCCGGTCTTCAGACGGAGAACCTGGAAGATGAGTCGGACGACGAGTCTCCTAAGGCTAAGAAAACGTCGAGTGAAAGCAATCCGAAGCCGAAGACATTTACTCAGGAAGAGCTTGATGAGCAGGTTACTTCAAGAGAGAATGCGCTGAAGTTAAGGTATGCTGTTCGGCAACACCTCAAGGACGCTGGCGCCTTGGACACCGACCTTATTCTCAATTCCGGCAACCTGTTAGATTTAACAAAGCTGGGCATAGAAAATGATAAGGTAACGGGTGACCTCGAAGACCAGATAAAAGCGTTGAAAGAGTCAAAGAGCTTCCTCTTCAATGCTGAAAGTAAGCAGAAGGATAAGAAAGAAGGAGCTCCTGCTGGAACCGGCAAGGGAACAGAGGATAACGACAATCTTAATGATTCTGTGATAGATGCAAAGCTGAATGAGATATTCAATTTTGGAGCTATCGAAGGTAAAGAAGCTTAATAAGTAAAGGAGAGATTAGAATGCCTAACAATTTAACTCAAATTTTCCAGACTAAAGTTGTTCCTGGTCTGGTAAAGCATCTGCAGTATGGTTTAACTACTGCGTGGATGGAGTCCAACGCTGTTGGCGTGGACTACAAAGGTGGCAAGTACATCGTTATGTCAGACATAGACACCGATGGCCTTGGCAACTATGACCGTCAGGGAGGTTTCCCGAGAGGTTATGTCACCGGCTCTAAGCAGACTTTCGAGATGTCTCAGGACCGTGGTCGTGAGTTCCTCATAGACGCTGCTGACAATGACGAGACCGGTTTTCTCTACAGCGCTGCTAACGTTATGAAGCGCTTCCAGGAAAAGTACGTTATTCCTGAAATCGATACTTATCGTTACAGCCAGATTTTCACTCAGGTAAAAGCGAAAGCTGCTGCTAACGTGAAAGCTCCGATAGCCGACGATGCAGGCCTTGTCGATGGATTGCTCGCAGACATAGCAACCGTACGCGACAGCGTAGGTGACGTGCCGCTCGTAGTTGTTATGTCAGGTCTTACCCAGGCTAAGTTCGGTAAGGACTTTACCAGAGCTCTTGAGTATGTAAGCTTCCAGAACGGCGCTATCTACACCAAGCTGAAGTCTGTAGACTCCACACCGATTATGATAGTCCCGAGCTCTAGACTGGTTACCTCAATGACGCAGAATGACGGTACCACAACTGGTCAGGAAGCCGGCGGCTTTACTCCCGGCACAAACAAGATTCAGTGGGCTATACTTCCCAAAACTGGTCCGATTGCGGTTGCGAAAATCGACAAGATTCGCGTATTTACGCCGGATGACTACCAGAGCGCATATGCTTGGAAGACCGACTATCGTATCTGGCACGACATCTGGGTTCCGCAGGAGGCTGCAAGCCACAGCTTGATAAGAGCTGAAGGAGAGACCTGATATAGGAGGTGACGAGCGTGGCTAAGGTTGGGTATGCTTCAGTTGAAGACTTTGAAGCTTATGTTAATTCGCATTACTGCTGCGATGATGACGAGTGGAAAGCATTCTACGAAACAGATGCTTCACATCATAAGGTCGCGCTCACAAGAGCCTTCGAAGCGATAGAGCGCTTACCTATTCGAGGTTGTAAGACGGATTGTAAGCAGTCCACCAACTTTCCTCGATACCCTGACAAAGAAGTGCCCGCCCTAGTAGTTGCTGCGCAATGTGCAGAGGCGCTGAGCCGATTAGATAAGTCGGCTCAGCAAGACCTTGCTTTTGTGGAGAAATTGCAGCGAAAGGGCGTTAAGAGTTACAAGATAGGTCCTATTTCAGAAACCTTTGGGGACGCAAGCCTTATCTCCAGCAGTGTTTCGATTGGTACCAATTCAGTTGGTGCTGTAGCTCGAGGGTACTTGCAGAATTGGCTGGCAGGGGGTTATCGAATTGGGAGTATATAGAGGATACTTTCTCCATTCAGCTGTGTTGAGACGAGTGCTACGAAATGCAGACGGTTCCAACCAGCTGGATGCATATGGTAACCCCAAGTACAGTACCCCCATCAACATTAGATGCTTCAGAACTGTAGAGACATCTCCAGTTAGAACAGAAGCTGGTACAGTTTATGTTCAAAAGAAAGCATTCTATGTCGACGGCTCAGTGTTATTGAGCGAGGGAGATACACTTGATGCGTTGCGAGTAGATACTTTAGTAAAGTACTATGATATTCACGGTGCTTTACAATACTATGTCGCAACAGTTCAGGAGGTATAGTATGAGAGGTTCGACTGCTTCTTCTACCAAAAGCGTTCAAGCAGCAAAAAAGAAGCTTCAGAGCTTTATAAAGACTTGCGAGACTTATCCACATCAGGTTATTGCGCAAGAAGCTCCAGTCATATTAGCTGAGGCTGTTGCAAGAACACCTGTAAAGAGTGGTAAGCTTCAAGCAAGTGTTTATGTAAGACCTTCAAGGGACCTGAAGCGAAAGTTTGGTCTTGTTGCAGGCGCGTCTGCTATATCAAGAGGTTATGACTATGCTGGTATACAGCACGAAAACAAAACCTTTAAGCATAAGATTGGCGCTGACCATTATATTAGTGTCCCGCTGGAGCGGGGCATCAAGCGTATAAAGGCTCGTATACGCAAAGAATTCAATAATAAGTTGAGGGGATAATATGGTAGCTGAAATTGTATATAATACTCTAAAGACCATAGTACCTTGCGTAATTGGTGATTTACCAAGCATCGAGGCAACTGGTTGCGGTCTTATTGAGATTGAAGGTTCCTCTTCCCTCAACTTTTTCGGAACAAGCGAGTCTATTCACAGGCCCTTGCTAAGAGTACTTATTAGAAGTAATACTTCAGAGCAAGGTTTAAATTACATTAAACTGGTGACAGATGCCCTCAACAAAAAGCAAATATCTGAGGACGCTTTAATGTGTATACTGGTTCACGAACCTACATACTTAGGGCGTACAGCAAACAGCTTGTATGAGTGGCAACTAACGTTCCAGTTCTATAACACGATTGGAGAGTGATTTTAATGGCAGAAAAGCCTTATACCGGTCTAACGGCTTCAATAAAAATAAAGAAGTCAGGTGGCGCTGCAACCACCATTGCTTATGTCTCCGGCTTCAACCTCAGTTTGTCCAAGGACATAATTGAGATACTGCAGTTTGGCGCGCAGTACAAGGAGAAGGTTCCGTCAATTAAAGACTGGACTGCTTCCATTGACGGTACTGTTGCTCTTGCAGCGAACGGTACGCAGAAGCAGTTGTATGATGCGTTTGAGTCTGGTGACCCGATTACGATTGGTTGTTATCTTGACGAAACCGTGTATTTTGAAGGTTCTGCTTTGGTTTCAAGTTTTGAAATCGATGCGGCGCCTGACGACGCTATTACGCTTTCATCTGAGCTTTCAGGTACAGGCGCAGTAACCCTTAACGGTATAGCATAGTAATTGAATTTAGGAGGACACTTGAATGAATATCGTAATAAATGGACAGGAATACTCTATGAAGACCACATTGAGGGTTGCATATCAGATGCAGGCTGAATTTGGTCATAAACCTTATATGCAGATACTGCAGGAAGTTGATAAGATGAAGCTGGAGCAGCAGATAAAACTGCTGTATATCTCCTTCAACTTAGCTAATCCGAATACAATGACCTTTAACCAGTTCTTGGACTACTTCTTGGATGAGGGTGCATTCGTGCAGGTCACTAAGAAGATGGCAGAGCTGGTTGAAGCCATTACTTATAATGGTATGTCTCCTGAAGAAATTGCAGCCTCAAAAAAAGACACAGCCGGGGTCGACGTTCCGGCGATAGATTAAAAGTCGAAGTTGAGGAGACTTCAGAAGAAGAAGAGTGTCTGACCTGGCGAGACTTATTCGAGTGGGCCGCAGAGGTTGGGTTATCGCCGTCAGAGTTATTGGATATGGAGTTATGGCAGGTGTACGCTTATATGAAAGGATACAAACGCCGTCAACTCAATGTTTCCGGTCAATCAGTATACACGGGCTTTTGGGCCGCTTATTATGTGGGTACTAAGCGGCCCAAGCCGCCCAAAAAGATACTGGAGCAGATGCAACATCAAGTCGATACACTGTGCGGAGATGCTCAACCCATGCAAGCTCCTGATGTCGAGACTTATATGCGTCGAGAGAATCATCGTATTCAACAGTTAAGAATACAACAACAGGAGCGACAACCAAAGGAGTGATACAATGGCCGATGAAATTATAAATTATAATTTTGAAGGTGACTCCTCAGGTCTAATAAAAGCTGCGCAGGATGCTGTAAACGCGCTAAGTTCAGTTGAAAAGGCGCAGCAAGGTTATGAGAAATCGTGGAACGCAGCGGACGATGCTATTAAAGCTTTTCTGCTGCGTATAGCTCTAGCTGTCGGTGCGATTAAGTTAGCAACTCCTTTGATAGGTTCTTCTTCATCGGCTGTGCAAGGTATGACTACGGCATACCGAGACCTTGGAGCAGAGCTAGCTACTGTTCTCAATCCTATTCAGCAGACAATAAAAGGAGTTACTGAAGTAGGTCTAATTGCTAGCAACAGTAGTAACGAGCTAGTAACCTTAGACGATACTTTTTCAGATACCGCAGGCAGTGGCAAAAAATTTGCAAGCGTGCTACGGCAAGGGAACGTGCAGCAGCGAGTTGCAACGTCAGCCGCTAACGTACTTCGCAAAGCTACCGAGTCGTTAAAGAGCACAGTTAGTAGTGCTTGGAAAACTATTCGCAATGCTATAGTGTCTGCTCAAGTGGGTCGTATTTTAGGGCAGTCAATCACGGCTCACAACGACTATATAGAAGCTATGAATATGTTCACCGTAGCAGCTGGTGCTCAAGAGCAGGAAATGCAAGCAAATCTTGATGTACTGTCTGAGTACGGTGGTCTTGCGAGAAGCACTCTTACTGAGGCAGCGGGTGGATACAAACTGCTTGCCCAAGAGATGGGTGTCACAGCAAAGACATCCGCAATGATGTCTAATAACCTGACCAACGTAACTGTTGACCTTGCTTCAATGTTCAACAAAGAATTTGTTGATGTTGCGCAAGATATGGAGTCTGCTCTGCAAGGGCAGACGAAAACAGCACGTAAGTACGGTATAGACATATCCGAAGCAGGATTGCAGGTTACCGCAACCAGACTTGGCATACAGAAGAGTGTTGAGACAATGACGCAGGCGGAGAAAGTTCAGCTCCGTTACGCAACCATTGTCCGACAGACCTCTTTAGCACAGTCTGACTTCGCAAGGACAATCGAAAGTCCTGCTAATATGATAAAGATACTCAAAGAGCAACTTATTGAGTTAAAAACTTCATTAGGTGCTGTCTTTGATACTTTATTACGTGCAGTACTGCCCGTTTTGATAACCTTTGCCGTGGTATTGCAAAAGGTATTTGATGCTTTAGCAAGACTAACGGGGTATAAGGGGTTTGAAGGCATTAAAGGCGCTGCACAGGACGCTGACGAAAGCTCTGCTGCGATAGCGTCTAATATGGCTTCTACCGCAAAAAGCACCAAGGACACAAAGAAGCAGTTAGCAGGCTTTGATGAGTTAAACAACCTATCAACTGCCTCAACCTCTTCAGGTCAGGGTGCTGGTGAGGGGCTCAGTGCTGGAGCTGATTACGGCAACATACTAGGCACTTATGATAATATGCTTAAGATGTCGGATTTTATGCCTAACATCAGAAAGCGTGCCGATGAAATCTATCAATCGTTTGCAAGCTGGGCCGCCCCAATTAAAAGCGCGTTTTCAAGCATAGGTCCTGAAGCTAGTGCTGCTATGAGTAGTTTAAAGCAGTCTGCTGCAGAGATAGGCAGCACTTTCGCCAATCTCTTACAAGCAGACTTAGTGCAGAACGTAGCACCCGCTTTAAAGAAGATTGTTCCGCTAATTGCTTCAATTACATCTAACCTGTCGAAGCTGTTTAAGGCCCTTTCCCCAATCATCCACGCACTTAGCGGTATTGTTTGGGACGTAATTACAGCAGCTCTGCAGTTCATCAATATGGTTGTAGAGAAGCTAGCTAACTCGTTCACAGAATGGCAAGGCCCGATGGACTCAACATTTGAGTCATTGAGAACGAGCTTGAAAGAAATACTCAACATTATGGTTGGTATGATGGGCCCAATTTTGGACACCCTACTACCTGCGTTGATGGAAATCATTTCAAGCGTGATGCCTCCGTTAATGGACGCTCTTAAAGCTATCTTTAAAATGCAGGCTGACCTACACAAGACTTTATGGCCTATCGTAAGTATGTTAATTGAACTGCTTACTCCTATATTGTCAGTACTTATCAACTTAGTATCAACGACTGTTTCAATGGCGGCGCGTGCAATAAGTGTACTGCTAAAATTACTCAATTTTGTACTTGCTCCAATATATGCAATACTTAAGGTTTTGGTTGGCATAATCAAAGCGATAATACAGGTAGTCAATGCTGTGGTGCAGGCGGTGCAGAAGGCAGTTGGTGGTTTATTTGACTGGTTGGACAAGAAATTAACGAAGTTCCTAAACAGCTTTATAGATTTTCTCAATAATCTACTCGGTGGTGTTGAGAAGGGTATTAACTTTATACTAAAGGGAGTCAATAAAGCCATCAAGTGGGTGAACAAGAAATCCGGGTTCAACATTTCAGAGTTACACGTTAGCACCCCTAAAATACCTAAGTTCGCGACTGGCGGCTTCCCTGAGGATGGCCTATTCTATGCCAACAAAGGTGAGTTAGTCGGTAGCTTTGATAATGGTAGAACTGCTGTTGCCAATAATGCTCAGATTATATCTGGTATTGAAGGCGGCGTTGCGAGGGGTATGGCTAAAGCAATGCAAGGTAAGCAGGGTACTGTTCAAGCGAACGTGTATTTAGGTGCAGACCTTATTTTCAGCAAGATGATTGAGCTAAACAATCAATACAAAAGACGCGCTGGCCATAGTGCCTTTGCGTAGAAGGAGGTAGTACAGTGTATCAAGGATACTTGGTTAAGATTGGAAACACAGAGTTAGACTTTAAATGGATAAACTATGCTGATTATTCCATCACGCCTAACCAGCGTCAAGACCTAGACTCGTTCAGAGACAATAATGGGTACTTACACCGCACTGTGCTGCCTCATACCGCAACAAAGATTGAGTTCAACACGCCTCCTATGCCTGAGAGCTCCAAAATGGAGCTATTTGGTATATTTGAAAATAATTTTACCAACAAGCAGGAGCGAAAGTTAACCATCAATTATTACAGCCCTGACACTTCCACTTACAAGACTGCAGAGGTTTATATGCCTGATGTGCAATTTCAGTTGCAGACAGAAGACGAAGATGGCCAGTTGTGGTATGACACAATGCGTATTGCTTTCATTGAGTACTAACAGAGAGGATGATATAAGTGGTTAATGCGCCTGCTTGGGTCACAGAGGAGCTTTATAAAAATGGGTACCCTGTTGAGACAGAAATATTCGTATATAGCGATACAGCTGACCCTAATAACCAGTACAGATATCCTCGGATATACACCTTCAATAACTCCACTATTGTATCGGATAGCTGGTCTATGCAAGAAGCGTGCAACAGTGGGGACACAGTTGAGCTGGGAGTCTTGAATACAAAGACTCTCAGCGTTAGCTGTAGATACCCTGACTCTTCTTTCAAGTATATGTTCGTTAAGGTAAAGCAAACTATCACCAACCCGAATGATAGTAGTGAAAAGTATTCAGTATATCCTATAGTAGGCTATATCTCAACAGAGCAAGTTGATAAAAATGAGTTTACTGTTCAATATACAATCGTGGATATGGTTACATATGCTATCAATCAGGATGTAAAACCTTCTCTGGTTAACCCTGTTATTGCAGTCGATAATGTACTGCAGATATGGTTTAATGTTATGAGTGACCAGCATATGTACTGCAACTCTGAATCAGCTCCTGGAAAGTATTGGAGACTGGACGAACCAGTATATCCCAACTTAGGTATAAATATTAACATAAATAATGTACTTTCAGCTGTAGGAGCAACCTGGAAGCTTTCAGACTTCTTAAAACATTTTGGTGAAACGATTGGATGCAACTATAGAATGTCTAAACGCACTACATCGGACAGATTTCCGGATGCTTACATATATCCTGCCGCTGAATCTTATATAGAGTGTGTGCCTCCTAAATTTGTATTCCCCGGAACTTCAGCACCTAATTTACTATATCCGAGCAATACCACATATCCTCACGCATCGACATACAACGGCTTTGATGCTTTTCCTCAAGCCGTATCTGTTATAGATATTCCTTGGTATATAAACTCGAGAGCTGCAGTAGAGCACTTTGTGGGCTATCCACTTTTTCGTGTGTACAAGGGAGATACGCTTTTATGGTCCGAAGGTAACTATTACGCAGGACAATCGTATGATGTTACAGATAATCCTATTGTAAATAACTTACCGGATATTACAAAAATGGAGGGCGTAGCCGTTAAGCTGTTATATGCAAACTCCTGTACCGGAAATCTTGAGTTTGTTGTACCACTAAATGTAGAAGCAGGCGACCTAATAAGATACAAGTTGAAGGACGGGATAGAAATAACACTTCCCATCAACAGTGTCTCAACCAGTGGTACGCACACCCTAATAGCTTCAACATCTTGCACACTCGAATCTACTAAAGGAGGTAGAATATAAATGGCATATACTCCGTTTTATAGTGGAGGTTGGAAAAACTATCCTGACACTTCAACACCAATTACAGCAGAGGCTCTCAATCATATGGACAACGGGATAAAGGGCGCTGGTGAGGGCGCAGGTGGGGAGTTATTTGTAAAAACAGTTGGTTCTCAATCAGGTAAATATTGGTATGATATCTTTAAATGTAACATAGGAAATGCGTCCGCAATAGAGCAGGGAAAAGGATACTATTATGTGTTGAGAGGCTGGTGTCAGTGTAAAGCAATCGACGCTGTAGCACCTGGGGCTGATGTAACTACCGCAAGGTTTGATTTTGACTTCCCAGGTATAGACAGTGACATTCCCGATGCCACTAGAATGTGGTACGACTGGGGACCTTACGAAGCCAGCGAAACAGGCTACACTTACTGGTATTCTTCCCTCAACTACTCTCGCCTAGGGTTAACAGATGCGAACGGTTACTGTGAAGCTCTATACTCTGAGCCCCGCAATTGTCTCGCCGGGTTCCAAATGTCAATCGCATCAACTGGTACGGGTTCACTAGGTTCGTACTTCAGCTGCTCAGCTGAAGCATTCTTACCCAACTCTGCGGGTGTATCTACATTCTCTTTCTCAGCAGAGGATGTTAATAACTTAAAGATGTTCTTTGAACTCCGACTTGAGGCAGTACGTCAGATAGGGAAGGGATAATATGGATATAAAAACAACTACAATAGTATTTGAGAATAATGCTCAGGTAGGTTGCCCATCAATGCATCAATGGGACCAAGGTCAAATCTTGCTGATAACCGGTCTTAATTTACCAGCAACTGTAGAGTTTCATTTCTTCAACGAAGCTACAACAGAAGCGGTCAGAGTTGCGGGATATACGGTTGAAGGTATTACCACAACCCAAGTGCCCAACTCATTGTTGCAGCAACCCTTTAACATTTATGCATATGTGTACCTAACTGACGAAGAGGCGGCTCGTACGGAGCAAAAATTGCACATAGCAATCTTGCCCAGACCTGAGCCTGAACCGACCTCAACAGACCCTGATGACCCGCATTACATTTCAGGCTTATCAGAGCTTCTTAATCAGGCCGCAACCATTCTAAGACAGCAGCAAGAGCTTGCGGCAGAGCTAGCCACATTTGAGTCCATACCGGTTACACTCTATTACTCCTCAACCAATATAGAGCAGCTTACATTACTTGCACGAAAGGAGTCAACAAACAATGGCTAACGGTAGAAGGATAGTAACAGTAGAGTATCTTGAATCTGAAGGTCTCAATCATAAGCAAGACTATTTCGCCGATGTAGCTGCAGATGCAACCACAGGCAATCGAGAGCTTAGCATCAAAGATGCTAACAACAATGTAGTCGGCCAAATTATTGCGCAGAAAGAAGATAGCGTACTTTTTAAAAACGTAGCTACCCCGTCCGAGGCTACTGACGGAGCAAATAAAGGTTATGCAGATAATAATTTTGCGAATGCTTTAAAGGGAAGAGCTTCTGGTGCTTCTGTTCGATTAGGTGATGTATCACCTATAGAGCATACACTCGGGGTTAAGGTGAGCAGTAAGAATTCGTTTGATGTGTCAAGTTCATTAGGATTTCAGTCGATGTACCAAGGTGTTACAAGTACTATTTCAGGTACAACTATAACAACAAGTTCTACAGCAAATCATAGTTGTAATCTACTCTTAGGTGATTTACCCGCAGGAACTCATACTATTAGTTTTTCTAATACCGACTTCTCTTTATTGATGTTACAGTATGGTGAAGCATTAGGACAATTGTCAAGATTAGATAATGTAAATTTTGTATCTTCTAAGTCGCATACCTTTACGTTAACACAACCAAGAAAATTGTGGTTAGAAAGTACAATACCAGCAAATCAAACACGAACTATTACAGATATTCAGTTGGAACCCGGCACAACCGCAACTCCTTACACTCCCTTTATTTCAGATTTAACAGCTGTTAATGTAACAAGATGTGGGGAGAATTTATTAGACCCGTCGTTGTATCGTAATACTTCAACATTTCAAGGCATAACATATACAACAAATGGTGATACGATAACATTAACAGGAACAGCTAACAAGAGTACATATGTAAACATATTTAGTTCAAATCCCGATGCTGTTATTACATTACCAAGTATATTACAAAATAAAAAAATAAAATTATATGCTTACGGTAATTCCAGCCCAGTAGAACTTGTAATTAGAAAGACCACAAGTACTGCCGTAAGTGCAAATACAAATCGAGCTATCGATACAACAGGAGCTACTGGTTTTTCAATTCGGTGTAGATTTACTTCTGGTACTACTTATAATGACTCTATTACATTTATGATATGTACGGAAGATGTTGAAAATAATCCTGCATATGAGCCGTACAAAACACCGACAGAATACACTCCTGCCGCAGACGGCACAGTGTCGGGCGTAAAAAGTCTTTACCCAACCACAACACTTATAACCGATACCGAGGGAGTAATAATCGAAGCGGAATATAACAGAGATATAAACAAGGCTTTTGCCGAAATGCAGCAGGCAATACTATCATTAGGAGGAAACGTATAATATGTTCAGTTTAAGAAATTTTGTAAAAACAGGCTTTTTAAGAGCGGTCGGAAAAATGTCGGATTATCAGATAATCCTCAATGCCGCAGGGTGGAACGAAAAGGGCGTACTTACCGAGGATGACCTTGCCGAGATACAGACTGCTATCGAAGCGCAATACCCTGCAGAGCCCGAAGCAATTGACTCTGAATCGCAACACGCTTAAAAGGTTATTATGTAGGAGGTCTTCCAATGTCAGACCAAAATCTAAATGAAAGAGTTTCGTATCTCGAGGCTCAGGACAAAAACATTTTCCACCAGCTGGATGAAATAAAGGAAGATGTACGTGACATCAAACGCTTAACTGTAGCTGTAGAACGTATTGCATTGCAGACAAAATCTACAAGCGAACAAGTATTTGGTATCAATAAAAGACTTGACCATTTAGAGCAAGCTCCAGCTGAAGAAGCTAAGTATTATAAACGTGTAATAATTAGCTGCGTTGTAACGGGTGTACTCAGCCTTGTACTTGGGGCTGTTTTGTCACTAATAATTAAATAAATGGAGGAACAATTATGGAACGAAAGGGCATTGATGTCTCAACATACCAGGGCGATATAGATTGGGACAAAGTCAAGAGAGCTGGCATCGAGTTTGCTATTATCCGTTGCGGGTTTGGTAGCGATATCGCAAGCCAGGATGACAACAAGTTCTCACGTAATGTGGAGGGCGCAAAGAGAGTAGGTATTCCATACGGAGTGTACCTGTACAGCTATGCTGATACAGATGAAAAGCTACAGAGCGAGATAAAGCACGTTCTGCGGCTTATCAAAGGTCTTAACCCGTTCTGTGTTTACTTTGATATGGAAGATGACTCAACCATTAAGCTTGGCAAGCCTAAGTTGACGCAGTATGGATTAACCTTCTGTAAAGCTATCAAAGATGCTGGTTATGTTGCGGGGATATATGCTAACCAGAACTGGTGCCGCAATTATCTTGACATCAAGAAGTTTGAGGACGATGGCTACTCAATCTGGTGTGCAAAGTTTGCAGAGTCTAAGCCCTCAATTAACGCTAGCTTTGATATTTGGCAGCACACCTCAAAAGGCAGAGTTGACGGCATCAACGGAAATGTTGACCAGGATATTATGTATAAGGACCTGCTTCCCGCAACTCCGGCGCCCGCACCTGCACCTGCACCTGCAACCAAGCTCAATGCTGAGCAGCTCGCAACAAATATAATCAGAGGTGATTACGGTAACGGTGCTGACCGTATCAACAAGCTGAAAAGTTTAGGGTACTCTATAGCAGAGATAAACGCAGCACAGGCCGTTGTAAACAATCGTCTTAGTAGGACTACTCGTCCTTCAAGATTGAACACTAACGAGCTTGCCACAGAGATTATCAAGGGTACCTTCGGCAACGGTAGCGCAAGAGTACAAAATCTGCTCAGGTTGGGATACCCGATGTCACAGATAAAAGCAGCTCAGGCTGAAGTAAATAGGAGGTTGAAGTAATATGGATTTCGGATTTTTACAGGACTATGTAGTTGTGGTGGTTTTGCTTATTTGCTTATGCGTAGGATATGTAATCAAACATCTCATACCTGCGGATAAAGTCAATAAATATATTCCGCTTCTAATGGCGCTGTTAGGCGTTCTTCTCAACATATGGTTGCAAGGATGGCACTTAACACCCGAGATACTTCTCGGCGGCCTTGCCTCAGGACTTGCCTCAACAGGTCTGCACCAGGTGTTTAAACAACTTATAGAGAAAGAATAATAAAAGAGCCGCTCGTAAGAGCGGCTCCTTTTTTTTTGCTACTTACCGAAGGCCTTAGGCGTGATTGTAACCTTTGATGGATTGCGAAGGTAGTATTGAAGGTGTAGAATAGCATCCTTAGTATGTTCCATAAAGGGCTCAGCACCAGGCATACACCTCACGACTATACTGGAATGCGCTTTAACTGCCTCAACTAATTCGGGCTTTAGCTTACCAGCATACTTCTTGACCGAGGGCTTTTGCATTACATACGGGATACCGTACCTATGACACAGATAATGCACTGCCCCAATTACCTCAACAGGATAGAACGAGTTCCAAGCCATATGTTGCGCCATACCTGGATATAGATTAAAGGACTCTATAACTACCATATCAGGCCGCAGCTCTGTAAAGAGCACATATAGGTATCGCCAAGTATCTTGCTCCATTATAGTGCCGCCAATCGTGTTACCGTCTGAGTTGTTGTGTAAGCACCACCCGGTGTGATTGCCAGGGTCTAAGCATAATATATTCATAGCTATTCTCCTCTCAATGCAGCCCGAATATCATCAGATTTTGTTATGTTGATGCGAGTTACCTTCTGGTCAAAGGTCTTGTCACACTCAAGGTACTCGACATTAACCGGCAGTTTCTGTCCCATCCTGTGCAACCTGTCTTCACACTGGTGATTTATCTCAGGACTCCAGTCTCGCTCCATCATAATAACACATCTACTAACGTCCTGTAAGCCATCATAGCCCTGACCCATCGCTGCAATCGTGCCAACCAGTACCTGCGCATCTCCTTCAACAAAGGACAATTTGCTACACACATTTTCGTGTGCATCCTGTGTCCCAATTATACCTACCGCTTTTACTCCGGAAGTGTTGAGATACTTTATAAGCGCCTCTGCTGTCTTTGCGAAAGCGGTGAATACCACAAATTTATATTCAGGGTATAACTGAGCCTTTTCAAGAATGTACTCGAACTTAGGACCGGCTACTCCAGGAACATACAAGCCAGGCCAAGACGTCACCTGTCGCAACCTCATTGTGAGGACAGCACCGTTGGGAATGGTCATACTCTCCGGCAATTCATCCAGTACCAAGGCTTTCGCCTCGGAGTACAATTTACGAACCTTAGCCGGCAAGGATAATGTAATTGTGCTTATGGTCTTGCCTTGCGCAACATTTACAGCATCGTTGCGAATAAAGACTATACTCAGCAATGTGTTAAGAATTTTAATTCTCTCAACATCGCTGGTCATTCCCGCAATCTTCTTGCCCCAAAATGTCTCCTCAATCTTACAAAAATAGTTGACAAAGTTCCAATAACTTATGCCTGAATAGTAGGGACCGAGATAGTTGAGGATACTCCACAGGTCATCCACATAGCGCAAAATAGGTGTGCCTGTCAATGCCCAGCGCCGTGCAGCAGGTATGCTTTTGGTTGCGATAGACCTTTGACTTTTTCTATTCTTGATACGGTGTGCTTCGTCAAGAATACACACGTCCCAGCGCCGCTTCCTCAATCCTGTCAGAATGACATTATTGGTGACTTGTTCATAGTTGAGGATATATATGCAGCGACTGTCGGAGAAGTCCGCAGTCTTTGGTCCCTCAACAATTACAGCTTTTGGAGAATTAGGCCACCACTTAGCTAGCTGAGTTTGCCACTGTGTCTTGAGTATTTTAGGTACAACGATAATACCATTAGAGAGGCCTAATTCTCGCATAGCTATTATGGTCTCGACAGTCTTGCCCAACCCCATTGGATTAGCGTTGAGAATAAATTTTTGAGTAACCATTCGCATTACATCAGGTACCTGAAATGGTAATAAGACATTCTTATACCGCAGCTCAGGAGTCTGCCAAGTAGAATTAGTATCCATACCTAGCACAATTCTGTTGACCAGATTATCCTCAACGGAAATTACGTTTCCCTTAACTGCATACCCCATCAACTTTTTAGGGTCTCTTATATCAGAGACTGCTATGTTAAATCTACTCATCTTCGACTTCCTCCAATCCGGTTGTTAAGTCCATAGAGTGCATCTCACCCCATTTATATCCAACATCAGCATCTGCTCTGAACGGCACCTTCAAGTCGGGCTTGTATTTCTTAGGCGTATTAGCCATTATAGCCTTACACGCTAAAGCTATCTCAAGCATAAGTTGAGGGTTACCATCCTCTACCTCAAGAATAATAGAGTCGTGAACTGTGGTGACAATTTGAGCAGGCCACTTCTTCTCCTCAATTAAGTCTGCTATGTCCAGCAGAGACAACATAGTAAAATCTGATGCAATGGATTGAATGGGAGTATTAATGTACTCGTTTTGCACGTGGTTTATATTATCATTGGTTATAACGAAATGCCTCTCTCTGCCTAAAAAGGTTGTACACGGTTCACCTTTCAGAGCCATCTGACGCCTATTGTTGATAAAAGCTTTTACCTTAGGCATAGGTGCAAACCACTTCTCAATTATCTCTTTCGACTCGGCCATTGTCTTGCCGAATTTTTCAGAGATTGAGCCAGGCCCTCTACCATAAGCTATACCAAAGTTGATTGTCTTGGCCATATTACGTTGCTCCTTGTCAAAGTCAGGCCCGAACATTTCGGTTGCGACGGAGTCGTGTAAGTCCTTTCCATCAACATAAACCTTAGTCATATACTCGTCGCCTGACAACATAGCAAGCACTCTCAACTCCGCCTGAGAATAGTCAAGCTGTAAAAACTTCTTACCTGGACTAGCTACTATAAGATTTTTTATCATCTTGTTGCGAGGAATATTTTGCATATTGGGACCAGATGACGATAAACGACCTGTCTCTGTGCCGTGCAAGTTGAAGGTGCAACGTACCTTATTATCCTTACACAATACTCGTCTTATACCTAAAGCATAGGTCTCGAGGTACTTACTATACTTGCGAACATCCCCAATACTCTCAAGAAACTCTCTCGCGTCCGGATTGGTTATTCTGCCTGCCTCAACATCCTGCAACAAATTCTGAATAAGTGTCGCATCTGTTGATGGAACAGGATAACCAAGTATACGCTGTAGCATCCACTTAAGTTGTTTAGGTGAGCCTACAGAGAACTTATCTGTTGCGGATTTAGCTCCTGACTGCTGCATATACAGCTCAGGGTCCCACAACTTAGCCGCAACAGCATCCAACCTCTTGTTAGCTGTAGCATATAGAGTATCAAGCTCATACTCAAGGTCCTCAAGATAGTCAACATCTATACGCTGTCCAGCTAACTCTATTTTCATATAAGTATTTGATGCCCTGATAAGTTGACGGTACATAAACTCAGACTCGGGTCGAGCTAACTTCTGAAACAGATAATGAAGTCTTAAGGTCGCAATGCAGTCTCGTTGCATATAAGGAATTAACACTTCGGTTGGGATAGAGTCATACATAAACTCCTTCAACGGAACCTTATTGCTGCGACACCACTTACGCTTTATCTCGTCCAACTCGTCATCCCAAGCAGGTGCTTGCAAGTATAACTGGCCCATCTCCTTCAATCCGTGAGAGCCCTTTTTCTCGTTAATGCTTATATAATGGCGAAGCAGAGTATCCTCATCAACCCTAGCATCAACGTTACATAAATATCTGAGTCTGCCACAGTCGAATTTACCGTTCTGCCAAACAAAGGTAATGCGAGGGTCTGTAAAGAAGTCTTGCATTGCGCGATGAGTTGCGGGGTTATCCCAATTAAACCCATAGAATGCTACAGCACTGCTCTCATCATAAGCTACACCAAATGAGAGAAGTTTATTATCTTCCCAAAAGACCTGTCGCGTTTCTATATCCACGCCAACGGTCTTAGTCTCAGAGTCGAGTATCTGTTGATGAAGCTTGTTTAATGCCTCAGGAATTTCATCACCGGTATGCTCGGTAAGATTTAAGTGTTCCCAATCATATACAGTGCTGTCTAAATCTGCTACTTCAAAAGCTCTGCACGCTTCTGCGAACCTATCTAACTCCATAGGATTGACACGAAGAACCTTTACCGGAGGTACAAGAAGGGTCTTAGTTGAATAAACTATTCTATACCAGGTGCAGGGGTCCTGTACTGATTTAACATTACGGTCAGACGGCATATTAGGTGCCGCTGCTTTAACGAGTCTGTCTAACATCATTTTCTCCTTTAGATAAAAATTCTATCCACATACTGGTCATAAGAGTGTGTAACTTCTCATAGGTTGCGAGGTCACTGGGTGCTACCTTAATATGCTTGGACATAACAATTTGTCCTCCGTCAAGCTCAGGTGTAACTTTATGAATAACACAACCTACCGTGGTGTACCCTTCCTCAATAGCTCTGCGCTGAGGGTCAAGTCCCTTCAACTCAGGATAGAGGTCAATTGCACCTGGATGCCCGTTGAACAGCTTAACGCCTCTCTGAAGCAGAGTCATTACAGTACGAGCAGATATAATACGCTTATAGCCGTGCAGAGTTACTATGTCATCCTTCGCAGCTAAGTACAGCAATTTATGCTCAACCGTCTCTCTGTTCATACATATAAGCTGTGTGTAGCGGCCCAAGTTATCTATAGGTCCCATATGATTGTCGGTTATGACAGAAGTAGGACTAACTCCCAAAGTCCTACTTATTGTATCTATTTCCGAACCTGTCTGCGAGTACAGAGCGTACCAGTTAATCTTTTTCATTGCAGAACCTCCTGAACATTTCGATGTTATACTCGATGGTATGCCACTGAATTGGGGTAACTTTTGTGCTAATTAAATCGCACAGCTTAGTGGTCTTCTTAGTTGCGAGACCTAATGAAGTGTACGGTATATCAAATATGCCGTGCACTACCGGATTGCTGGTGTCAACTGAGGTTATGAAATCCACATCGTGATATGCTTTCATCTCCTGCGGCAGAGCTACACCTAGCAGATGGTGTTCTTTATTTGTGTCAATGACGTTCATCCTGAGTAAGCCCGCAATCATAGTAGGTCTACCTAAGCATAAGCTCAGCCAAGAGTCACGCAAGTCGTTACTAACTTCAGGCACTATCTGATGATAGCAGCTTAAATCAAAGCTAAAAGCAATCATATCCACCAGGTCGTGCAACTGCTCATAGCACCAGGCCATCTGATGTAACGACTTACCTTGCACAACACCTATGCTCTTGCCTGGTAAGTCAGGGTGATGCTTTTTAAAGTATTTAGCTCTCGCAACTGTAACCTCTGCATCTTCAAGAGCATCAGGGATAACATAGTATGTAGGCTTCAGCTTACGGATGTAGTCAACAAACTTGTTCATCTCAAATGCAACGCCCAGCTCGAATACTGAGTTATCCAATATAACCGGACGACCGTCCTCAAGAGCTCTCTCGAACTTCTTATAGTATGACGGCCCAATGTCGGGGTCTTCAAACAAGTGAACCAACGCGTAATCTCCATCTGTCTTTGCCTGTACCGCCTCAAATATTGACAACGGTGCTTCGTGATATCTCTTTATCATTTTATACCCTCCTCAAGAGCTCTCTCAATATAATTGAAGGAGCCTCTCTTCTTTGATAAATTTTTGCGGGACTTAACATCCTGCCATTGCGGATTTTCCTCTTCCATATACATCATAGCCATACAATTCCAGCAGGCCGCTGCCAAATGGTCTTCTGAATTGTCTCCCGACATATACTGTATAAGGTGTCTCATTGCAGAATTGAAGCAATCACTTACTGGCAATCCGTCCTTGTATGCTTCACTCTTGCCATACTTAAGAGCTCCATATTCGTACCGCTTTGCTATACGAAGTAAAGCGTTCATCGGCATTGGGCTGAACAAGCCCTTACCTGCAGGACGGTCTCTGAAGCTGCCACCCTCAAACGCCTTAACAGTTTCTGATTCTCTAGTTAGACTCATTATCCCAATCTCCATATCTTATTTTTAATTTAGCTCGATTAGCTTTGAATATGTCTTCCAGTGTAAGTCCTTTTTCGGAGGCTGTAGCGCATAGGTACCAAAACACGTCACCTAACTCCTCAACCCACCTGTCCTGAGGTTGAATATTCTGCTTGAAAATCTCTCGCTTCAGCAAACCTGCAACCTCTCCTGCTTCCTCGGTCAGCCCAGTCACTGCGTGACTTAGAGCGTGGCCAGGACTCAGATTCTTTAATTTAGAGCGTGCTATCTGTTTGCACACATCTGCCTGTGCTTCATTTAATGTCATTTATTATCCTTCTTTCGCTTAATGTTTAAATATGCTTGACAATCTTCAGTTGCTCTCCAGGAGGTATTGCCACAAGCATTTACAGCACCACAACATATAAGTGCTTGAAATATCTCTTGCATCCTCCAGCGGTCAACATTAAGAATATCTCTTGCAGTCTTCAGTCCGATTGTACCTGCTCCTATGAACATCTCTAACTTAGGATATTTCTGAAGAAGCTCTTCAAATGCTTTTGTGTCCATATCTATACCTCCATCTCCTTTGAAATTTCCATCAACACCTTATCAGGTATGTAACAAGCATTCGCACCTGGCCTCAACAAACCTCTTGTGATAAGGTCAGACAGTATCTTAGAACTTTCGTCGCCATCAAGACCAAGTATTTCCTTAAATTGGAAACCTCTAAAGTTACTTGATGAAAGCAAAGCTTTAATTGCGGGATGTGCTGTAATAAGAACTCTGATGTAGTTCATATTATCCATTCTCTTTTGCTGAGCTCTCTTAAACTCTCTGATGTAGTCACCATAACCTAATGATGGTTTATTAAGAGTACTCTCAAGAAACTCTACTGCCCAGTCCAAATGCTTTAGCTCAATCATCAAGTGACCACTGGAGATAGAACCACATAGCACCGCAAAGGCACAAGTCAAGCGCAAAAGCTTTTCGTGTACCGCAACGCCTACTACTAAAGGTCCTCCACCAAGACGGTCATTTAGTTGATGAGAAGCATCTCGCATTGCAACCCTGAACCCCTCAGGGAACGAAATGCGGTCAGGTTGAAGGGTCCAAGCTATACTGAATAGCTCTCGCCAACTGGATACATCAGGCTGAGTAATGTTATCTACTCCCTCAATCACATCCAGGTCTTCTCGAGCTGCTGTAAGCACCAGGTCGTATCGAGCCTGGTCTTCCATAATAGGGATAAATTCCTGAAATGCTCCATATCCCTTCCAATAAAAATCAGATAAGTTGCGACCTGAGCGAGGGTTGCTTAACCACAACAACCTCGTCCTAGCTCTTGCTTCACCCTTAACAATTTTGTTAAGTGTTACAGCTCCGCTTGAACGTGTTGCGGAAAGGTCCTTAATGTCATCAACATCAAGACCGGAAGCCTCATCAATCACCAACAAACCTCTATCGTTCATCGGAATAGCTCCCCAGGTTACTACCCAATTATCTCCGAAACGTTGCACACCACCAATAACACCAGTACGACGAGCATTCTCACCATTGATATAAGACCCCATCTGCACCTGCTTTATAAAGCGTTGTGCCATCTGAGATTTACCTGTTCGAGTATCGCCGATTACCATTGTGTCCAACCAGCCCTTGAGCAAACCACCTTGCCAAGGTATCTCGGTAACACTACAATATGTAAGAAGTAAAGCACCAAACAGGTCAGGTCTACCCTCAATGCTTAACGCCGGCATCCACTCGTTGTAATGTTGCTGAATAAGGTCTAATCCACTACTGCATTTATTTGCAATGTTGCGAAACTTACTTAGCACATTATCCTCAATCTGTGGAATAGTTGTAGCAACGCTCTTTGCTTCTCTGATAACATAATAGTTCTGCTGGGACCTAGGGTCCGTAACTCTGCAAGCCTCAAAGTCATACTTTAAGGTTGCGGACAGTCTGTAATCGGTATATATATAAACACCGTAACGGTTCTCAAAAGAAGCTTCTTCCAACCCGTCAATAAAGCTTGCACTCTCTTGGAATATAATCTTTTGAATATTGATAAAGTCGTGCGGCTCTGCTTGAACTGACTTACAACCAAACAACTGTTTTAGGTACTTATCTTGAGCTGAGTCAGCTGAGTCAATAAACTGAAGCATCTGCCTCGGGTCAATATCTGTCTCAACAGGAGTGCTGGAGACAGCTAAAGGACAAGGCTTGGTGCACTTGGAATTGTTACACCTGCATTTCAGCTTTGTTGGGATAGAATAGATGCGAGGCTCTACACCTACAACGCTCATATTCTTGAGGCGTATCCAGGTATTTAAGTTCTCTGCAAACTCGCTTCGCACTAAGGACACATCCTGCGCTTCAGCATTAGTATCTGTTTCAGACGACACCTCAGCGCTATGTGCATACTCCCATATGTCAACCGCATCTTTACCAACGTGCTCGTAATACTCAACAAAATCCTTATAAGGTAAGGTAACTATCTGCAAGGACTTAGCCAGCTTACGAAGCATCTGTACATATATCGTAGTATTCTTTTGCCCGACCTTATCTGTATCCAGCATAAGAACTACGTCTTTACCCCGAAACAAACTCAGCTCATCCATTGGTATAGCACTACCGCCTGTACCTGTCACTGCATTGTAACCGCAGGACCTTGCGGCAGCCATATCCTTCTCTCCCTCAACCACCACGATAGGTCTTGAGGTATCTTCAAAGGCAGTATATGGATAATATCTACGCTGACCTAATCCCTGAATGTTGAGACACTTAGGAACCTTATTATAGCCAGCGCGCTTGGTTGGGGGCAAATATCTACGCGCATTTACCCAGTAGCCTCTTTTGGACTTGAGAGGAAATATAATCCTTGAGTCCTGTAACCCTAGGCACAACTCAGAAATAACTTCATCTGTAATTCCAAAGCCGTGTAGTATTTTAAGGTCTGCTGGGCTATTGAGGAGAGCATTATGCCAATCCTCAATAGTCTCTTCTGTTGGGAAAGGCATCCGCTTGTGTGTGCCATAGTATTCTAAAGCATACTTCGCGACATCCTTATCAACATCGAAGTACTTTTCAATAAAAGAAACCTCACCACCGCCAC